GATTGACCTACGAAGAGTTTGTTAATAAAAGTCCAGAGCACTATATGGATATGGTGCGCTTGATTGATATCAAACAAAAATATCGTATGTCGCTTACAGAAGAAGAAAAAGAAATCAACAAACATATTTTAGAATTTCAACAACAATCTAAACTTAATGAGTTGAGAGACAAGTTCCAAAAATGTTGGGAGATTGACCAATGAGACCTCTCGTACTTGCTGCCTGCTTTACTCCGATTGCAGCAATTTACGTTATGATGAAAGTAGCAGTGTGGATGTCAGCCGTTAGTCAGGAGTCATCTTATGTTCGAAAAGAACCATTTAGAAGAAGAGGACCCTACATGGAAAACCCATATGCAGACGTTGATGCGGAGGAAGAGGAGTATGGAAGTCGCACAGATTATAGATGAAGCGATTAGAGAGTATTATTCGCTTCATGGAAAAGAAGTCCCTAATTGGAAGATGCAGAAAGATCCCCAGTGGTGGATTGATTATTTGCGAGAGTTAGAGGAAGAATAAATATTTGTAAGACGCATTAATGCTTATGCTGAAATACTCCACTCCCGACGAGTACCTGTTTGATTTACAGACTTGTCGCCCGTCTGAGGCAAAACGAGAGTGGAGAAAGATGATAAAAGATAAATGGGGAAATAAATGTGCCTATTGTGGAGAAGAAAATAATCTAACAATTGATCACGTTGTTCCTCGTTCAAAGGGTGGAACTGATTTTGTGACCAACGTTGTATGTTGCTGTCAGGATTGTAATCAGGATAAATCACATAAACCATGGGAAGAGTGGTACTCTAATCAAGAGTTCTTTACTCAACAAAGAAAAGATGATATATTAAGATGGATGAATGCGGAAAACAATACTGCTCTCTATCGTTACAAACCAAGAAAAAATATTGCGTATTAAGACATGAAAAACTTTACTGTGTATTCGAAAGACGGTTGCCCATATTGCACAAAAGTAGAACAGGTGTTACAATTATCCGAGTTACAACATGTCGTTTATAAACTTGGTAGAGACTTTACTCGTGAAGAATTCTATCAAGAGTTTGGAACGGGGTCTACTTTTCCACAAGTGGTAGTGGACGACAAGAAAATTGGCGGATGCTCCGATACAATTAAATATTTGAAAGAGAATAGTTATGTATGATTGGAGACAATGAGCCTGGTTTAGGTCTAAATAAGAAAGAAGAAGCATCCCAAATTAATAGAGGATTTGAGTTACTTCTAAGAAATAAAAACAGGAGGGGAAATCAGGAAACACCAAAAAGTTTCAGAGTAACTTTTGGAAAAGTGATTTCTCTCTTTAACCGAGAAATACACTTTCACTTTGATACTTTTTTAGACATTAGAAAAAGAAGTAAGTCTCGGGAGTAAAAAGATGTTAGCAGTAACACTCACCATCGGAACATTAGTTTCAATTATGTTTTTCTTTTTGGGTGGAGTAATCGGATGGATGGCAAAGGAACACTTTTATCAGACAGCACCCGTATATACTCATCCTGAGATGTTTGATTCTAATGGAAACATTATACCCGACGAAATTTTAGCAGTAAGGTTTGAAAATGACTATGACTTTAATTCAGAAGACGAAGAAGAAGACTGAAACTATTGTACAGCTTCCACAAAATCCCCTTGCATATGAAGTTCTAGAACTTGCATCAAAGCAGAGAAGTAGAGCCAAAAAGGTTGAGGTTCTTAAAAAGTATTCTCATGATTCTTTGAAAGCAATTTTTATCTGGAACTTCGATGAAAGTATCAGAAGTGCTCTACCAGATGGTCCAGTTCCATATAATACATTTGAAGATACTGCCACACAGAGCGGAACTCTCTCAGATAAGATTAACTTCGCAGTAGACTCTCTGGATAGAGCAAACAGTTCTTCCATGAATGAAGCATCTGGTAGAATTCGTTCAAGTCTCAGAAAAGAGTGGACAAAACTTTACAATTTTGTCAAAGGTGGTAACGATAAACTCTCTGGTCTCAGAAGAGAAACTATGTTTATTAACATTCTTGAAACACTTCACCCAAGAGAGGCAGAGATCCTTATACTGGTTAAGGACAAGAGATTGACTGAAAAATATAATATTAATCAGGAAATCGTCCAAGAAGCTTATCCAGATATTAAATGGGGGAATAGAACTTGAACATACTACATAAGGACTGCGATCTATCAGTTCATAACACAAGAGATCTTCCTTATGATTCCTACGTAGTTACATACCTTGATGATGGTAAACTCTGTTACGACATTGTACAACCAAGAAAACAAGTAGAGATATTCGATTATTATTGGGACCGATATAGGGAGGATTTTAAACCACCTTGGTATCAGTCAGAAGGAAGAGTTAACCCAAAACTTTGGGGTAACGTTGAAAAGAAATCTAGTAAAGGAAATAAATCAAAATGAGTGCTGGATTTGGAGGCAATCCCAACGAAGGAAGAACAGGAAAGGATGCCAAAATTACAATTGACATCGATGCAGTCGCAAAATTAACTAAGAAATATAAAAAATTAAAAAGATATATGAAGTCTCCAATGTACGAGTTGAAAACTATGTACGGAACCGAGGACATTATTACTGGACTTTTGAAGGAATTAGAGGAAGACGAGGAGCAAATCTAAAATAATAGTAAAAATGGTATCTCATTTTACAAACGATATTGCCTAGATAGTATTGTCATCGTATAATGACAGCACGTTCATCCTATGACAAAAGCACTTTTGCTTTTAGCATGGGTTCCACTTCTTTCTGTTTCAACGCCACAACTACTTCAAAATCCATATCCTGTGACTATAAGTTGTGACGCAGCGTGGGAACTAATGGATATCGTTAAAAACGACGATATAGTACATCAAAGAATGGAAGACCGATTGCTTTTAGAACTACGAAGAGACGTAGTTAAGAAGTGCTAAAATTAAATAGGACGCAAGTAGGACGACGCGGAACGGATCGTTCATTCGCTATTCGCAAATAGCGAACGCAAACGCCGCCCGAAGGAACGGGATTTAACCATCTCATTTCTTTGGAGAAAAAACAAATGGCACAAGTCGTATATCGTGGCACTGCTTATGACACCGAAGTTCGTAAGCAGCAGCAAGCACAACAACAGCCTCAGCAGCACAACGAATCCTATCGTGGTGTTCGTTTTGTAAAGGAGGCAAAGTGATGCAGAAACTCAATGCGCTTCAACTCATCAAAGAGAAGAAGCAAAAAGAAGATCGTCGTCACGCAGCAGCACTAGCACAACTCGTTGGTTCAGGAAAATGATTCCATTGATCACTGGAATTTGCGTTGGATCAACAGCTTTTATTCTTCTCATTTATGCAGAAGTATTGCTGTTAAGTAAGTAATGGACTACCACTATCACTGGGATGATATGGATAGAGATAACAGAGCACCTGCTTGTTATCAACTTACCTATCGCGGTTGCAAGTATTGGTCTTGTTATCGAATTCATCTCAGAGAGTGGTTTGAACAAGTTTTATTGGTAGATCCAATTTACAACAAGAGGTCTTGACGACCTCTTTTTTTTATGCTATTATGTAATGGTGTGAAGGAAGTGCGAAAGAGGGGAGAATTCTCCCCTCTTTTTGTATAAGTAGTAGGTGTGAACCTGAAACTATGGATCGCCAAAAACTAAAAGAAATTGTAAAACAGTTGAAATCTGTTGTAGAAGCGTTAGAATCCGAAGTATATTCTGATGTAGATTCTTACAAGACATCAGTAGATTTAAGTAAACTTCCAGGTTTTAAAACAAACTACTCAATTTGCAACGACGATGATGGCATACCAGATTAAAAGAGAAAGTCTCTATCCCCAGAACAGTCATACTATGAATGATTGGAGATATTCAGAGGAAAGGATGCAGATTAGAGCTGAGTGCCTACGATCTTTGATTCATTATTTGAATGATCATTGCCGACAAGTTTTTGAATTTTGTGATTTGTGGGTAAGTCAGGGAAACAAGGACTGTACAAACATCGATAAGTATTTTAGAATGTACTTGGATGATCAGGGTTCAAAAACAGATGCTTAGATTTATAAAGTGGATGCTTTCTCCTTCGCAAAAACCTATTATGTGCGAAGATATTGATATCTACTCTAAACTTTTAGAGATGGAAGAGAAATACAATGGACTTCTTCTTGATGTTAAAAGACTGGAAGAAGAAAACATCGAAACCACTAACACACTTTATGAACTCATGAACTCTATCGATGCGGTTGATGCCCGCATAGACATTTTGACTCTTGAAAAATGGACTGATAAAAATGTATGAAGATTTAGATACTTTTGAAAAAGCACTGGCACATTTTGGAACTCGTGTCGATGTTATTTGTGCAATGGAAATGGGCGGTAGAATAAACGCGGAAACCGCATATAAAAACATCAAGTTAGAACTTAAAGATCTTAAAAAAGTTCGCAAACAATATAAGAAAAATAATTCTGAGGAATCTTGAATGGGTAACGTTAAATTTGTACAATGCACTCCTAGTCCTGAGGAGAACATGGCATACATTGCCAGGGTGAGTAATCCAAATAATCAAGAAAACCCTTCATTTGAGGGTCTGTTGAAGTATTGCATTACTCATCAACATTGGTCTGTATTTGAGCAGGCATACATGACTCTCGAAATCAATACCACTCGTGCTATCGCAGCTCAGATTTTGCGTCATAGATCCTTTACATATCAAGAGTTTTCGCAACGATATGCTGATGCAAAACTCTTGGAAAGTGTGCAACTTCCAGAACTCCGTCGTCAAGATACCAAGAATCGTCAAAACTCAATCGATGATTTGGATAAAGAGACTGTTGATAGGTTGAATCGTCAAATGAAAACTTTGTTTGATTCATCTTTTGCTCTATACAATCAGATGCTTGAAGTTGGTGTGGCAAAGGAGTGTGCTCGCATGGTTCTTCCACTCTGTACGCCAACTCGAATCTATATGACTGGCTCTTGCCGTTCGTGGATTCACTATATCAATCTGCGTTCTGCAAACGGAACTCAGAAGGAACATATGGACATTGCTAAGGAGTGTCAGTGCATCTTTGCTGGGCAGTTTCCAACTGTCGCAAAGGCACTTGGCTGGACTTGATAAATAAACACACATATTATAAGAAAGAATGGCAACTTATCCTGTTATTAACAAACAAACTGGCGAACAAAAAGAAGTTGTAATGAGTGTTTTTGACTGGGACCAGTGGTGCAAAGACAATCCTGATTGGCAACGGGATTATTCTGATCCATCTACTGTCCCTGGCGTCGGAGAAGTCGGAGAATGGAGAGATAAACTCATACAAAAAAATCCTGGATGGAACGATGTCCTTGAAAAGGCGTCAAGAGCGCCTGGATCCACTGTTAAGAAGATTGGTTAAGCATTATGGCAAGAAGGAAAAGGAGTGCTTCTAACGACAACATTGGCGTTGGAATGACAGCAAAGCAGATGAAGAGGAGAAAACCAATCAATGATAGTCTCCTTATAGAAATTGAACCAATTACAGATAATCAAAAATTACTTTTTGAAGCATATAAAAAAGGTCAGAATATAGTTGCTTATGGAGCTGCTGGTACGGGTAAAACCTTCATCACACTCTATAACGCAATTAGTGATGTATTAGATACGGATCTTCCATATGACAAGGTTTACATTGTAAGATCTCTTGTTTCAACTCGTGAAATCGGATTTCTTCCTGGTGATCATGAAGACAAGTCATCTCTTTATCAGATCCCATATAAAAACATGGTCAAATACATGTTTGAAATGCCATCTGATGCTGAATTTGAAATGCTTTATGGCAACTTAAAAACTCAGGAAACAATCAAGTTTTGGAGCACCTCATTCCTTCGCGGTACTACAATCGATAACGCGATTATTATCGTTGATGAATTTCAAAACCTGAATTTCCATGAGCTTGATTCAATCATCACCAGGGTTGGAGAAAATTGTAAGATCATGTTCTGTGGAGACGGAACTCAAAGTGATCTTATAAAAACGAATGAAAGAAATGGCATCGTAGATTTCCTCAAAATTTTGCGTAAAATGCCATCCTTTGATATAATTGAGTTTGGTCTTGATGATATCGTTAGATCTGGAATCGTCAAAGAATATCTTCTCGCAAAGAGTGAAACTACTTAACTATGACATTTAATCATGTAGATTGTGCCCTTCCTGATTTAGAAAGAGAAACAATTGACGGAATTCGTTACTATAAAATTCCAGACGGAGATGAACTTCATCGGTTCGTATCAATTACATCAGTCACTAGTCACAAGAATAAAGATTTCTTCGCAGAATGGCGGAGAAAAGTAGGTCAAGAAAAAGCAGACAAAATCACACGCCAAGCGACAAGTCGTGGTACTGATATGCATACTCTTACTGAGATGCATTTGAAGAACCTCCCCTTGCCGAAGGATGTTCTTCCGATTTCTGAAATGCTCTTTCGCATTTCGAAAAAGGAACTGAATAAAATTGATAATATTCATGCACTTGAAAGATCTCTTTATAGCAAACATCTAGGAATTGCTGGAACCGTAGACTGCATTGCAGAATATGACGGAGAACTAGCAATTATTGACTTTAAAACATCTAAAAAACCAAAACCAAGAGAGTGGATTGAACACTATTTTGTTCAAGCAGCAGCATACGCTTGTATGTTCTATGAATTGACTGATATTCCAGTCAAAAAACTTGTAATACTTATGGCATGTGAAAACGGAGAGTGCGTTGTCTATGAAGAATATGATAAAACCAAATACATTAAATTACTCACACAGTACATTAGAGAGTTTGTGGAATACAAACTGGAAACCTATGGAAAAGGAACTTGAAAAAGTTTTAGAAAACAAATTTTACTGCCCAACAAGGTTTGCCCAAGAAATAGAAAAGTTGGTACAAAAAGATGAGTTTATGACTTACATCGATGCCATTGTCTATTTCTGTGAACAAAATAGTTTGGACATCGAATCTGTTCCTAAACTTATATCGAAACCATTGAAGGAAAAGATTCGTGGTGAAGCTGTTCGTCTTAACTACCTGAAAAGGTCCTCCCGAGCAAAATTGCCTCTTTGATTACATTTTGGGGGAAAAAATTTTCCCAGAATTTTTTTCGCGTGTTAGGTTTTTATAATGTCACCATTTGATTGCTACAAAACCTATCTTTCCATGAAGCAACACTTCTGCAAAGATAGTTACGATTACCACAAATACTGTGGAAAGAGTCGAGCATCTCTTCAATCATTTTATAAGAGAAGAGATCGTTATTGGTTTGAAAAATTGTCAAGGCAAAAACCTGATCGTGAGATATTAGACTTTTTTGTTGCGAATTTCGTATCTTGCGATGATCCTGAAAGGATGTGGATTGGTGAAATTATCAAGAACGGCGAAACCACATACACTTCATGGAAAAAAAGAATTCAGTCTCTTGCTTACATTTTTAGGGAAGAGACTGAGACAATTTTTAATGCCAAGAATTTTGATAAAATGTTCATAATTCAAGGTGGGAGGCATCCACCGATACTCAAAGAGTATTTGCAGTCAAACATCTCTTTTGAGACTTTCATGATTTTAAACAGTATCTTGGATTTTTCGAGCGTTTATGATAAAAAACTCGATGATCCAGTCTGGAACTTAATTTCTAAAAGAATGAGAAAGTATAAACCCTTTCTAAATATTGATGTACAACGTTACACTCATATTCTGAAAGAATTTGTGTTAGGAGGAAAATGAGTTTTTTTGATTCAGCGGTTATTCGTGCTGAAATTGCTAAAATAACGGAACTTCAAGAAGAAATTTATGAAAGCGTGTTTAGTTTTCCTAGTATGACCAAGGAAGACAAAATTAAACACGTTGATTTGCTTGAAGAACTGCTTGAAAAGCAAAGAATTATGTACACTCGTCTAAGTCTCTCTGACGATCCAGAAGCAATCCGTATGAAAGAACAGATCGTTCAATCAGCAGCTCTTATGGGTCTCCCAAAACACGTTGATATGAACGTGATCTTTGCTAATATGAGCAAGTTGATCAGTGTCATGCGTGAACAGATTGACAAAGGCAGTGTCTCCTGATATAGTAACGAGGTACACACAAGCCAAATCCATCAAATACGAGGTAATCCAATGTCTTTTGCTGCTCTTAAAAAACAATCTTCTCTCGGTTCTCTCACGCAGAAACTGGTAAAGGAAGTAGAGAAGATGAGCACTGTTTCTAGTGGCGCTGATGAGCGTCTTTGGAAACCCGAACTGGATAAAACTGGTAACGGTTATGCTGTTATTCGTTTTCTCCCTGCCCCCGAGAATGAAGAACTTCCCTGGGCAAAAGTGTACTCCCACGCCTTCCAAGGTCCTGGCGGTTGGTATATTGAAAACTCTCTGACCACGGTTGGTCAGAAGGATCCTGTTGGTGAATACAACCGCGAACTCTGGAACACTGGTACTGAGGCAAACAAAGAAGTTGTCCGTAAGCAGAAGCGTAAACTGTCTTACTACTCCAACATCTACGTTGTTCAGGACAATGCAAATCCTTCCAATGAAGGTAAGGTATTCCTGTTCAAGTATGGTAAGAAGATCTTTGACAAGATCATGGCTGCCATGCAACCTGAGTTTGAAGATGAAACTCCTATCAATCCTTTTGATTTCTGGCAAGGTGCAAACTTCAAACTGAAAATCCGCAAGGTTGATGGTTACTGGAACTATGACAAGTCTGAGTTCGATCGTGTGTCCGTCCTGATGGACGATGATGATGCTCTCGAAGGAATCTGGAAGAAAGAGTTCTCTCTTGAAGAGTTTACCTCTCCTTCTTCGTTTAAGACCTATGAGCAACTTGAAGCACGTTTGAAGTCTGTTCTGGGTCAGAAGCAACAACGTGCCAACACCTCCTCTTATGATGAGGATGTTGAGGAAGAAGAAACTTCTGCACCGAGGTCTTTCACTCCCAAGTTTAATCGCTCTGAGGAGTCTGAACTTCCTGATGAACTGAGTCAGAAACTCAACTCTTTGTCACGTTCTAGCATCGATGATGAGGAAGATGATGACACCCTGTCTTACTTCCAAAAACTGGCAGACAGTTAATTACTGAAATAGTCTGATATTATCGACTCTCTTCAAGGTTTCACTCACAAACTGAGTGGAACCTTCTTTGTATTCTAGGGC